CGGAATTGTAAAATATCTAAAAGGGACTACAAAATGATTAAAATTGAATTAACAGAAAATCAAGCGTGGCTGGTATTGAAAGCATTATCGAATGAAAGCATCGGAGATATGACAGGACGTGGAGAGTATAGCTATTATAGGTGTTTGAAAGATATACAAAAGAAGATGGCGAAAGCTGGATTCGAAGTAGATTTGTAGGAAGAAGAAAGAAAAATCCCGTTGATTCGGGATTTTTTGTATGTTATAGTTTAGATATGGAAGAAACGAAAGAGAAGTTGGCTGCAAAATATATCTATGGAGATATAGACCAAGACGTTTTCAAAACAGTTGTGAAGATTTATCGAAAAGAATGCGAAAAAGCAAAGATTAGGCAGCTAAAGTCATTGAAAAAGAAGAATAAACGAGAGATTCGAAGAAATGGAAGAACAAAACTACTCCGCTAACATATATTATTTTAGGAAGATTTCGAGAATTGGCGGGACGGAGCAATTTTTGTATGAGATGGCGAAAAAATATCACGATAAAGATTTGATGATTCTATATGATGATGCAGATTTCGACCAGCTGATGAGATTGAAGAAATTAGTAAAATGCCAACGAAGAAAGCGTGGAGTAGTTTATCACGCAGAGAAAGCATTTTATAATTTCAATATCGAGGCTATAGAGCAGATAGAGGCGAAAGAGCATATTTTCATATGCCACGCAGTTTATCAGGAATTAGGATACCAACCGCCAATAGATCACCCGAAATTGACGGCGATTTTAGCAGTTAGCAAGTATGCAGAAAGCAGGATTAAAAAGCAGGAAGAAGATTTCGGAGTATCACTCCCGATTATACAATGTTATAACCCGTTGGAATTAGAGCCGGCAAAAAAAGTTCTTCGGATTGTGTCAGCGTGTCGTTTAGATGATAAGACCAAGGGCGGAGATAGGACACGAAAACTCATCGAGGCGTTAGATAGATATTGCCAGAGGACAGGTAGGCATTATCTATGGACGATTTATACGAATAGTATGAATGATAGTCTTATTAGTGAGAATGTAGCTGTTATGAAGCCACGTCCAGACGTTCGGGAATATATCGCAGATGCAGATTGGCTGGTGCAAGTTTCGAATAATATGGAAACGTATTGCTATAGTATTAACGAGGCATTAGGATATGGAACAAGAATTGTAAGAACACCGTTGAGCGTCGCAAAAGAATTAAAAATCCCAGAGAATGCCGAATTAGTTTTAGACTGGGATTGTGGAAATGTCGATGAAGTCGCAGAAAGAATGTTCGAACCGAAAGAGGATTTTAAGTATAAGATTCCGAAAGATGGTTGGAATAAGATTTTAGTAGATAAGCCAAGTCGATATAAGTATGAAGAAAAAGACGTGCGAGTAAAAGCCGTCCAGCGTTATTATGATATAGAATTAGGGTGTTATGTTTCGAACTGGTCTGATTCGTGGCTGACGAGTTTAGAGCGGGCGAAAGAATTAAGCGACAAAGGGCTTATAAGAATAATTGAATAGAAAGGAGATTAAAATGCCGGTTCACGCAGTTAGAAGTGCAGGTGGAAAAATCATCGGTTGGCAATTCGGACAATCTGGGAAGATTTACAAGACGAAAAAAGAAGCTGAAGAACAAGAAAAAGCAATCCGTGCCAGCGGTTGGAGTGAATAATGGCGATTACGAGTGCATTAAACAGAATTAAAGACACGCTTTTTGATGAAACATTTTACAAAGTGATTCAAGGCGGTATGAGTTCGGGAAAGACTTTCGGGATTTTAACTCTGTTGATTAGCTACGCACAGACGTATAATGATTCGATTATAACTGTTATAGGAAAGAGCTACGGGCATCTGAAAGATGGTGCAGCTCGTGATTTTAAGAAGATTTTGCAGGAAGTCAATATATGGGATGATGAGCGTTGGAACAAATCGGAGATGAATTATGCGTTTAGCAATGGCTCCGTGATTGAATTTCGTAGTATAGATAAAATGGGGGCTCACGGGCCACGTAGGGACGTTCTATTCGTGAATGAGGCGAATGCTATTAGTTATGACGTTTTCGACCAGCTCGCAAGCCGAACTCGTGATTTTGTGATTGTAGATTATAACCCTAGTGCGAAGTTTTGGGCTCACGAAGAACTTGTGGAAAAGCGTGCAGATGATACTAGCTTTTTAGTTTTGACATATAAAGATAATGAAGCATTAGGCAAAAGAGAGGTTGAGAATATCGAGAGCCATAGACCGAAAGCTGGAGAAGAACCATCTAACTGGTGGACGGTTTATGGATTAGGTCAAATCGGTTCGCTCGAAGGCAACGTCTATAGCGGATGGGTAGAGATGAGCCGTGATGAGATTATCGAGCAAGGGCGTTTGATTCGCTATGGTCTAGATTTCGGATTTAGCAATGACGAAACAGCACTCGTGGGAATTTATGATTTTGAGGACGGCAGGTTCGGTATAACAGAAGAATTATATAAAAAAGGTATATTAGGCTCGCAATACGCAGAAATATTAAAGTCGCACAATATTGACCCGAGTATTTTGATAGTAGCAGATAGTGCAAGGCCGGAAATTATAGCTGAGATTAGAAATGCAGGATTTAGGATTGTCGGTGCTGATAAAAATGCAGGCTCTGTGATTCGTGGCATAGATAGAGTAAAAGAAAAGCAAATCGTTTATTATGGAGATGATTTGAAAAGGGAATATCTGAGTTATGCGTGGAGGAAGAAACGAACAGGCGAGATTTTAGACGAGCCACAGGACGGAAACGACCACGCATTAGATGCCGCACGCTATGCCATAGACGATTTGAATAGGCAGCGTTTTGATTTCTAGTGAATATTATGCTATTATAAAACTAATTAAGCATTAAAAGGAGCAAAGAGCAAATGCTACACTTTCAAGGTCTTGAACCAGTAGAGTTCAAAGGAAAATTATACGAACCAAAGCTAGATGCAGAAAAGAAATTGCGTCTTAGTGCGGTAAAATTCAAAACACAAGAAGAAATCTCGGAAGCTGATTCCGTTTTGTGTTCGTGTTTTGAGGAAGAAGAAGCTAAAGAGTTTATCAGGACGAAATTAAGTTCGGAAGACAAACAGGTTTTAGCAACATATCTCGCAAGTGGCGAAACGGGATTGAATAGATTGTCCGAGATTACAAATGGAGCAATTGAAAAGTATATCACAAGGGAATTAGAGAAAAATGGCGAATAAAAAGATTACGATGGTTTATCAGGATTGCCCTGTTTGTGGAGATAGAGGCAAGAAGCTGAAAAAAATTGTAGCTGAAAAAGGAATTCGATTGCATAAAGTTTCTTTCGCCAGCGATGAGGGACAAAGTCTGATTAGAACAGCAGTTTTTGATTATGGCATTAAAACGATGCCATTTTATTATGATGGCGTAAAATTCGCAGCTACGATTGAAGAATTATTAGTAAAACCGAAAAAAGAAAAGAAAAAAGGGGAAAAGTAGATGGGAATTTTAGATATTTTCAAGGACGTAAAACGAAAAAATAATGTAAAAGCACGGGATTTCGCACAGGAATTATCCTACCAATTTATGCAAAGCCCGATTTGCTCGGATTATGAAAATTTGTTCGCTCAGATTAGACCATTAGTCGATGCGATGAAGATGGTAAAGCCTTATGGTGTTGGGAAGAATGGTGCTAGATTGCCATATAAGAGGACACCAGAGCTTGAATTATTAGACAACCCGAATGATGAGATGGGTTGGGCTGAATTCGCCGATGCTATGTTTTGTGCTTGGCTTAGTGAAACAGAATTAGATATTCACGTCCATTGGAATAAGAATGGAACCATCGGAGCTTATACGATTTTGCCACCACAGAGCCGAATTTATCTAGGCTATGGGAATTGGGAATGGCAAGTGATGACAACCGACGGGATGGAAGTTTTAACCGAAGCCGACGTGATGAGGTTGCGATTTAGCCGTAGCCCGAGAGATTTGCAGCGTGGCGTTTCGCCAGCAAGTGCTGTTCGTGTTTGGGCTCAGATTGACGACTTGATTTCGCAATATCAGAAAGCATATTTTGAGAATGGTGCTATTCCAGCCACTATCACGTTTATCACGGCCAGCACAGAAGAAAAGTATAGAAGAACTCGTGATGAGCTCGAACATAAGCTCAGAGGGGCTAAAAATCGCAATAAGACGGTGTATGCTTGGCGACAATTCAATAATGATACTGGAGAAAGTGCCGACCAAATCGAAGTAAAGACGATTCAGGGTTCGAACAGCACGCTTGCGATTAAAGATATTGTGTCGATTATTAACGACCGCTTGAATAAGTCGATTGGAGTTTCGAATTTCATTTTAGGCGATGATTCTTCGGCAAAATATGATAACGCAGAACTTAGCGACCACCAATTCACGAAGCGTAGAGTTTATCCAGCTCTTATGAGTTTTTGGAACCAATTTCAACACGAATTAGAAAGAGTTTTGGGAACGGGGTTAGGTTATGGAATTAGTTTCGATTTAGCAATCCCAGAATTAACAGAGAGAAAGAAAGCGTTGGCAGAAATTCACAGGATTGAAAGCGAAACGCTAGTCAATTTGATTAGTGCCGGTGCTAGTAGTGCTAGCGTAGTAAAGGCATTAGGATTAGGCGACGATTGGCAGGCTGTTGCAGATGGAATTTATACAAACAAATTAAGTGGCGATTTGATAAGCCCGATTAGTATAGATTATGAAAAGCCAAAGCAAGTCGAAGCGACCGTTGATAAAGCAGAAAAATGCGAAAAAAAAGATGCGATAAAGCACAAATGCACTTGTCAGCATAGTTTAGATGAATTGCCACCGATGACGAAAGACGAGAAAATGGCGTATGAGTTATTAGTGGAATTAGCAAATGCCGTGAAAGATGACAAAGAAGTCGATATAGACCAAGTTATAGATGATATGTATAGTCTGTTAGAGGCTGATGCGAAATATGGAGCAGTAGATGGAGCTAAAGCGTTGCAATTATTAGCAGATGAGGACGTAGCAGGCGAAATCGCCAAGCTCATCACAAAAGGCGACGTGTATTTTAGCAAGTCGTTGGCAGAGAAACTACGCAACCGTGCAGATATGCTAGTCAGAGGCTATCACGATTACACGAAACAGGTAGTTTCGGAGGTTTTGAATTCGACAAAGGGGATGACGGCAAATGAGATTAAAGAAAAATTGTCGGAAGTGTTGCCAGAGTCGAGAGCAGAGCTTATCGCTAGGAATGAAACAGTTTATGCGATTAAAAGTGGTCGTTTAGAGCAAGACCAAGACTTAGCGAACAAATATGCATTAAAAGTCGACTTGATTTGGAGGACTTCGCACGACAGTAAAGTGTGCGACGTTTGTGCTGCTATGGACGGGCAAGTGGTTCCGCTCGGCGATGCTTTTACGGCGGTAGAAACACAAGACGGGCAGACTTGGGATGCTACGAGTTGGAATGATTATGGGATGATCCCAGACGCACACCCGAATTGTCGCTGTTATTTTGACGAAAGGCTTTCGAAATAATGAGTAGTATAAAAATTAGATGCCCGAAGTGCAACTGGATTTTAGGCGATACAGAAAAAAGTATAGATTGCGTTTTGAATTGTCCGAAATGCAACGCTGTTCGTGTGAAGATGAACGTAGTAAGTTTTAGCGATTATTATAAAAATATATTAAAAGAAAGGAAATAGAAAAATGGCAACAAATCCAAATAATGCAATCGGAACGAATGCCGCTTTCGGTGGTAGAACTTCGCCGAATGCTTTTAACGACGTTTTAGGAGCGTTTCAGGGACGTGGCATTTTGTCAGGTTGGGAATGTTCCCCTGATTCGGGAATGACAGTAGTTTTAGGCGGAAATGGAACGACAAGGGACGTAGCAATCGCAGAAGATAACGCAGGAAATAAAACGACGGTTGACAATATCCCAGCTTCGCCAATTTCGTTGACAATCGCAGCTGCTCCAGCTACGCAAAGCCGTATAGATGCAGTAGTGGTTTATGTAAACAACCCACCACAGGGTTCTTCGACAGCAGTTGATAATTACGGAACGGTCGGGATTTTGGACGTGCAAGGAACCGTCGCAAGTTCTCCTGTCGCCCCTGATGATTCGGAGATTAGAACAGCTATTACGGCAGATGGTGCTTCGGGTGCTACTGCTTATTATGTAGTATTAGGGAATATCACTATTCCTGCAGGAACCACCACGATTACGAGCAATATGATTTCTCAAGGTGCTGCCGCTCCAATAAGAACCAATATAGCAAGGTCTGTCGTGGATGTCATTTATCCAGTAGGCTCAATCTATATGAGTTCAAATAGCGTAAACCCAGCGACATTTCTTGGTGGAACTTGGAATCAAATACAAGATAAGTTCCTGTTAGCGGCTGGCTCAATCTATAATGCAGGCGACACTGGTGGAAATGCAACTCATAACCATACTTTGTCAGATAGTGGCTATGCTGCCATCGACATTGACAAAGGCCAAGTCCGCTACCGTGAAACACGGGTTGCAAGATGGCAAGCAACTTGGAAAGTTGACGGCTCTAATAGCCAATCTGCATCTTCAAATGAAGATTATGGTTCGCCACTAAGAGGCAACACAGACAACGCATCATCTATGCCACCATATCTCGTCGTATATGTGTGGAAAAGAATTGCTTAAATAACTTTATCGAGCATAATAAAAGAAAGGATTTACAATGCTGTTTGGATTATTCACGACAGCTATGTCGATGGTGTCGTTTGTAGCTTTCGGTAAATGGGAATAATTTTGAAGTATGCTATAATAAAATTACAATAATAATGAAAGGAACTGCTTATGGAAGAAATCACAGCAGAAGAAATTATGCAAAACTATGAGGAATTGCCACAGGACGAGAACGTCCCACAAGATGATGGCGAGAACCTTGAAACATTAGATGAAGAAGAAGTGGAGGCTTAGTATGGGATGGAAACAAGATAGAGCATTCGACCCAAAGAAAATGGGAACAGCGAAAAATATGTGTTTAAGGAATTGCCGTATTGCTTTCGTGCCGGAAATTCCACCAAAATATGCAGATGCTAAAAGTGCTATGTTGGCGAATAAAAAGGCTGGGACGTTGCACGATATGAAATCACGTCCAACGAATTGTGCTGTTCCTGTGTTCGCTGATACTGCTAGCGTTTACGAGCACGTGATGGTTTACGACCATAACACACTCTATTCGGATGGTAAAGTAGTTTCAAATCCAAATTCGTTTAAGTATTTTGGATGGGGCGAAACATTGAATGGCGTTCGTGTAGTTTCTTATGTTGAAGAACCAAAGCCAGCTCCAACACCAGCACCAACACCAGCAGGATTCAAAGAAGGAGATATTGTAGTCCCGACTAGATTAGTCGATTATAATGGCACGCCATTAGTTCAGTATGATAAAACATACGTGATTACTCAACTTCGTGGAGATAGAGCAGTTTTGTCGGCTAACAGAAACGGCAAAATGGTGGTTTGGGCTGCTATGAATACTAAAGACATTAGAAAGGCTTAAAATGCTTCCTAATAAAGTATATGAAGTTTTACGTTGGACTATCGCAATCGTTTTACCAGCAATCGGGATTCTGATTACTACATTAACGAAGATTTGGGAATGGCAAAACGTCCCAGCAGAGCAGATTAGTTTAACGTTAGACGCAATCGGACTTTTTCTCGGTGCGGTGTTCGGAATTAGTAAAATTACGAATGACAAAAAGACAAAGTAGTGTTATAATAGAAGTGTGAGTTCTTAAGGATTACCTCCTAGAGAGCACCTAAAGTCAATAAAAAAGTCGTTGTCCCACCCGACGACTTTTTTGATATAATGAAGTAGGGTGGTAGCACATTAAGAAGGAGGTGGCGTTATGGATAATAAGGTTAGAATGACGATACATTTTCGTGAGAATTACGATGCTGATGCCATCGAAGCTCTTGTGGATGAGAAATTCCCTGAAGCAGATTTGTGGCCTAGAGAAAGAGAAGTTCGCTTTACTGGGTCTGCAGAAAGGTCGCAGGAGCTCATTAGAGCAATCGAGACAATCGAAACTCACGACGGCATAAGGATAAGCACGAGAAAATGATAAGCGTGAAATTCTGGGCGACAATTGACGGTTGCATCTCAGAAGTTGAAGGCGAGCGAATATGGAGAAAAATACAGCACGGAAAGGAAGTGAATTTCTTAGTGTTAGACTCTGTTTCCTACGTCTACGGCAAAACATCCGTTTATGTTCTGATAGACGTTCTCCGTCAATTTGAAAAATACCAAATACAACTTCATATCGAATAACACCCCCCTATGGGCTGCACCTGATGCGGCCCTATTTTATTTTACGACATTGACATAATTGACAAATAATGATAAAGAACCTATACTGAAAGTATGATGAAGTTTTACGACGCTATGATACTCAAGGACGCTGAAAGTTCCAAAGAACGTCGATTCAGGAACATTTTGGCGAATTCTGGGAAGATTATGGAATCTGGCGAAATTCGTGAGCTTGAGAACTTGTATGTTATGAGTAGGGATGGCTCGCTGATTGCGATTAAAGATTTAGATAAGAACCCAGACAAGCAAAAAGAAGAATATACCGTAAAAGCACAAGCCGACCACGGACAAATTGTCGATGGCGAGCTGATTGACACTATCGAAAAGCAATTCGGTTCGTGTAAAGTGTGGTTGGAAGAAGATGGCCTCCACGCTAGAATGTATTTTGCGAATGATGATGATTTAGCAAATCACGCTTGGGCGATTAGCGAAGATGCTAGCTATTCAACGGGAATTGACTGGTTCCCTGATGGCTATTATGGAGTTGGAAAAGATATTGAAGAACCTATCGGAATTTTACGGGAGATTTCGATGGTATTGACAGGAAACGACCCCCGTGCTAAAACTATAGACCATAAAGAAATTGAAGCGACAAGGGCTAAGGGTAGCGAGTGCGTGGAGATTGAAGATGGTAAACAACAATATAATAATGGAGAATTAACAATGGCTGAAGAAATCAAAACGGCTGATGAACTTACGCCAGACGAAAACGTAGCTATTAAAAAAGAGCTCGTTGAAAAAATCGTCGAAGACGTAGCAGAAGTCGCAGATGAATTCACAACCAAAGTCCCTGAGTCTGAAACTGAGCCAACAGCAGAGCCTGAAGCTAAGGCTGAAACTGTTGACGAAGCCAAAGATGAAACTGAGAAAACTGAGGAAGTGAAAGAAGAAGAAGTCAAAAAAGATTCTGTCGTTCATAATATTAACATTAACATTCGTGATAGAGCAGTAATGAACGAAACTGCAATCACAACAAAGGATTCTAAAAAAGCTATGAAAAATGCTCGCAACGAAGCAATCAAAGACGCTTTGAAAGCTTCAGGATTCAAATTCGACAACACTTTCAATGCAAAATTCGAAGCTGCTATGAAATCGAAAGACGCTGTTTCTGGTCTTGGCACACCTCTCAACATTACCAATATGTTTAGCGAGATGATGGAAAAGTCAGATGGCATCCTTTCTTATGTAGCACATATCGGTGGTTTGAATGGTCGTGGTCTTCGCAATAACGCACTTGCAGGAACTGCAAATTACGGCAACGAAGCACAAGGCCACAAAAAAGGCGATAACAAAGTCGATGAAACAATCACTAACACCATTCGTGTCGCTTATGACAAAATGGTTTATAAGAAACTCACGCTCGACGCTATGGAAATTTACGAGAACCCAGAACTTCTCGATTACCGTGCACGTGAACTTTTCGACCAAATCGTTCTTTCAATCGAACGTGCAATCTTCATCGGAGATGGTCGCCAAGCTCCTTCGGGTTCTGATGCAGACCTCCGTATGTTTGATTCTTCAACAAACACCGGTCTTTACCCAATTTCAGAAGATTGTAAAGCACAATCTGGTTATGGCACACTCGTTGCATCAACTTATAAAGCAAAAGCTGGCGATAACCTTTATGATGGTGTCGTTGGTGCTCGCCAATGGATTCGTTCTGAAGGCGACCAAATCCTCGTCGTAAAGCCATCGGTTCTTACTGCTGCTTTCCAAGCAAAGGTTGGCAACCGCTATCTCATCGAGCCAGGTGCAACTGCAGAAGATATCTTCCGTGTCGCTCGTGTGTTCGCTCCAATGTGGATGGAATATGCAGATGAAGACGCATTCCTCCTTGTCCGCAACGGTTATACTACTACTGGCGAACGCAACCCACGTGTTTATCCATTCTTTGACGTAAACACTAACAGCAACATTCTTTTGAATGAAATGCCAATCGGTGGCACGCTCACTAAGTATAAGTCAGCTGCTGCTATTACCGGCCTTTCTTCACAAAGTGCTTAGTAGTTAGCAATTAAAATATAGGATTAAAAATGACGCAAGAAGAAGTAAACTTAACCCAATCTGAATATAAACTTTTAACGGGTCAATCTGTCGATTTTAAGCCCGCTGATTGGCTTATGATTGAGAATATAGCAGAGATTCGCCTTGCGTCTTTCCTATGTTTGGATGAATTCCCTGAATTAACTTCGGACAATGAAGATTTAGCTATGTTATTAGCAAATTTCATCTGTGCGACGTTGAAATTTATGGGAAATTCGGACGAGATTAGTTCAAAATCCGTTCGAAACTTTACAATTAGTTTTAAGAGTAGTGCCGCCAACGCTTTCCAACAGATTTTCTCGCAGTATGAAGATATTATCGAAAAGTATAGTCAATGCGATTTAGGAATTAAGGTGGAAAGTTCGAAGCGATACTGTTGTGGATTTTATAACGATGGACTTGTCAATTTTTGAGGCATTTAGTTTCGCAGTTATTAGTGGAGTGTGGCAAATCGGAACTTGCCAGCACGGAACAGTAGTTGGAAACGAATTCGTAAAAGTCGCAGATTTAGACGTGGTCGTGGATGAAGAAAATTCATCTGTGATCAGCAACACGCCTGAAACAATTAGTGCAGGTCTATTAGTGTATTGTAAGCCAGAACAGTTGCCAACATTAAACACGAATAAGTTAGTGTCAGATTATATGCTATACGATAGTGAGAATGGGAATTATTATACAATCACATTCGCAGGTGTCGGGAAGAACCAACACAAGGGAATTATCGAGCATATAGAATTAACATTAGTCCAAACGGAAGTCGTCGAGGTTGGGAATGTCTAAAAGTGTTAGTGTGAAATTGACTTGGAATAAGCAAGCACTAGGCACGATAGATAGGAATACAATGTCGGGAATTTTCAGTTTGGGATTCGATATAGCAGCTCAAGCTAGACAATTAGCACCATATTTAACAGGAGCTTTGAGGAATACGATTAGAGTTCAGGAAATTAACGACAACGTAGTGGAAGTCAAGGCAGGTGGGAATTATGGTGGAAAGAAAGTCGATTATGCTTGGATTAGGGAGCAGGGACCGAATAAGAACCCAGCTACGGAGCATTATATGCGAAACGCTATGAATAATGTTATGTCTGGCGATTATATGAAAAAGTATTTTGGAGATATTACAAAATGATTACATTAGCGATTTTAGAAAGAATGGCAGAAGACAATGTTGCAGATATTGTGATAGATTCGAATGCTTTTTGGGAACAAGCCCCATTATTAAAAGATGGCAACCCAGCACAAGGGATTTGGCTTATCACTCGTGGCGGGGATGCGACAAACTCCCCTAAAGGATTAAACCTGAAGTCCACAGTAGATTTTTATGTAGCGTTGGCGAATAAACCGAAAGCTGAAGACACGCATAAGAAGATTTTAGAATGGATTTTAGCAAATCCGTGTTTATGTGAATTGTCGGGAAGCGTTGGCGGCATTACTTATGACTTCACGAATGTTCGGATTAGGCCTACCACTACCCCACAGAATTTCGTGGTTAGTCAAAATGGATTAGTTGTGAAGTTAGCTTCGGCGAATATAATTTACGATATTAAAAAATAAGAAAGGATTAAAAATGGCAGTTCAGAATATCACTCAGCTCCGCAGAATTGTGTTCCGCAAGTGGGACGCTTCTGACAATGCTTGGAGTGTTTTTACGCTTGAGCCTGATGATTTAGGACAGGACACCGTGATGACGTTGAATGTTGCACCACGCACTCGTTCTCGTGCTTCATCGCTCGGAACTAGCGAAACTCCAATTACCGGCACATTTAGTGCTTTCGCTGGCTCAATCACATTCCTTATGGATACTTGGAAGAATTTAGGACAAGCAACCCAGAAGTGGAATGATGCTACCTATGCAGGTGCTAGTGCAACCGCTGGCAACGTGATTTGGGATGGCGCAGACATTTGTGCTGAGGGCGAATATATGTCCGTAGTCGCACAAGGTCTTTGTGATGATGGCTCAGAGGCAGACGTGGAATTAACACGCTGTTGCCCTAGTGTCGATGATGATATTGAAATCGGAACAGGCGACACACCAACAATCACTCTTAACTTGCACCCAATCGTTTATAATGCAAAATTGCATTCTAGCGATGGCTACCCACAATATTCAGCACGCCTTGGCGATTATGATTTAACCGCTAAAAAGCGTTTGAATGTTGCAACTGGCGAATATGAAGCCAGCACTTCCGCCTAGGAGATAAAATGACGGCGTCCGAATTATCACTAAAACAGGTTCGAGAAAAAGCCCAAACAAAAGTTTTTCGGGCGTCGGACTTTTTATCTGAAAAGCAAGTAGAAGAAGTAAAGAAATCGAATTATAAAGGCAAGAAAAAAGCCTATAATGCAATAGATGCGTATGTGGCAGAAATTATCGCTCGATTCGGATATGATACATATGTGGCGTGGAAAGATGGTTCGATTAGTGAAGATTCTATGCTAAAATATATATTAGCAGAGCGTGCGAGAGAGGCTCAGAACACGCTGGCATTAGAAAGTATTATAATAGCTTCGGTTGCAGGTGCAAATCGTCCAGAAAAGCACGGGGCAACCCCAAAATCGTTGAAAATGGCAATAGATATTTTGAAGAAAGAACAAAACAAAGCGAAAGGGGAATTTTAGATGGCAACACAAGTAGGCGAAGCAGTTATTAAGCTGAGTTTTGATGGTGGAAGCGTTAAATCAGATATTGGCAAGGCTTCTTCTACTGCTGAAAATGAATTGAGTAAGTTTGGCAGTAAAGCAAAAGCAATCGGCAAGGTAGCATTGGGTACTATCGTGACAGGTGCTACGGCAGCCGCAGCCGCAACCCTCACTATCGGGAAATCAGCACTTCAATCATACGCTGACTACGAGCAATTAGTGGGTGGTGTTGAAACATTGTTCAAAGATGGTTCAGATGCCGTGTTTAATTATGCAAATCAAGCCTATAAAACAGCCGGTCTTTCTGCAAATCAGTATATGGAACAGGCTACAAGTTTCTCGGCAAGGCTTATTCAAGGTTTAGGTGGTGATACTAAAAAAGCAGCCGAATATGCTAACAAAGCAATCGTAGATATGAGCGACAATGCCAACAAAATGGGCACTGATATAAGTATGATACAGAGCGCTTACCAAGGATTTGCAAAGCAGAATTATACAATGCTTGACAACCTAAAACTTGGGTATGGTGGAACAGCAAGTGAAATGGCTCGGTTGATTAATGACTCTGGTGTGCTAGGTAAATCAGTTAAGGTTAATGCTCAAACTGTCAACAGTGTGTCATTTGATAAGATGATTGAAGCAATCCATATTGTTCAAGATAATTTGGGCATCACAGGAACAACAGCAAAAGAAGCTTCAGAAACAATTTCTGGTTCAGTTAATTCAATGAAATCATCGTGGGCTAATTTGCTTACAGGTGTTGCTGATGGTACACAAGATATTAACGGGTTAGTAAACAATTTTGTAGATAGTTTAGGAACTGTCATCGGAAATATCGAACCAGTCCTTGGGACTATCGTTGATGGAATAGGAAAATTAGCACAAAAATTAGCACCACTTATTCCAAGTATTCTGGAAACTGTTGCTAATGCAGTAGTAATAAACATCGGACCAATGATGACTACGATTATTCCAGCTCTGTTAGAAGGATTAGTATCGTTAGTGAACGTTATTGCTGAAAATGCACCAATGCTCGTCCAAGCATTGATAGATACAATGGTTATATTAGCAAATGCATTAACTCAAAATTTGCCTACACTATTAAATGCCGTTATTAACGGTATTATACAAGTTGCACAGGTGTTGACTAGCCCAGACAATCTAACCAAGATTTTGAATGCTGCCATCACGCTATTATTAGCTATCGTTCAAGCTATACCACAAATCATAATAGAAATTACTAATGCATTACCACAGATTTTAGACAATATAATAATGTGGCTCACTGACCCAGCAACTATTGAAATGCTTATGGGTGCAGCAGCCCAGCTATTTATGGCTCTAGTTATGGCAGTTCCACAAATCTTGGGGGCTCTTATTGGTGCATTTGGTAAACTTGTAGCAAGTCTATGGAATGGCATTACTAAATTATTCGGTAAGTTTGCAGGTAAATTCGGAGACTTCATCGGTGGTATATTCAAAGGAGCAATCAACGGTGTATTAGGTTTTATTGAAAACTTTATCAACGGACCTATCGACCTTATAAATGGCTTCTTGGATGTAATAAATGGTGCTTTCGGATGGGTCGGAGTACATATTGACCATATAGGAAGAGTTAATTTGCCTAGACTCGCCGAGGGTGGCTATGCAGATGGTGCTACAACAGCGATTATTGGCGAAGCCGGAAAAGAAGTCGTTTTGCCGTTGGAAAATAATACGGATAACTGGGCTGGTCTTTTAGCTTCGAAATTGTCAGAGCAATTCGAAAATCAGGATTCTGTTTCTGGTCGCCCAATTACGGTCAATATGACTAATGAAATTAACAATGAGATGGACGCACAAGACATCGGGCGTGTTTTGATGGAGTCTATCAGGAGGTCTGCGTGATGAATTTGAATGAAATTACAAATCAAGGTTTTATTTTAGCGTTATTTATTAGGGACGATTCACAAAGATTTCTGTTGGGCTCTGGTGCGTATGAATTTAAGGAAGACCAACTGCATTTTTCGGCGAATAGTATGACGAATGATATTGTAGAAGTGCAAGGCAATGACGGCTGTATGTTAGCAGGTCAAGTGCGAAGACCGACAACTCAAGTGTTTGATGGGTATATTGGCGATGCTAGTGTCAATCGAGCAGAGGTCGAAAATTATAGGCGAGATTTCTTCGCTTTCTTCCAGAAAAATCATTTTTACACGGTAGTCTATATATTCCCGAATGGCTCAGCGATCCAGAGGCGTAGAGGATTTATTGTCGATTGTGGAGAAGTGAAAGAATTATACCAACTTTTCCCTGAATATCATATCGGAATGAATTTCGAAGACGTGAATTATTATAAGTATAATGAGGATTCGGACGGACACGAAATTTACGGCAAATCGGCTATTGTCGGATTGTCGACAGATATAGTTGGAGGTTTAGTATGGGAAGATGGTAGATTATCACCGAGTACATTAGAACGTGAGGGCAATCCTATTTCGTTTGGCGGCACGGAGTCGGGAAATAATATTCAAGATTTCCAGATTAAAGGTGATTTGTCAGAAATTAAAGACAATAGTTATACACAAGTCGAGTGGCTCGGAGCTACTGGAACACAGTATATTGACACAGGGGTAAACCCAAACAACACATTAAAAGCAGTCTGTAATTTAACACTCAATACGAATTACGCTTTCGCAGAGGGTAGAACCGGACAATATATTAGCTTCGGGTTAATGGACCATACGAGCGCATACCGTGCAAGGATTAGGAATAGTTCAGGTTCTAACGCAGATAGTCCGAGTACTGTGCCTACTGGGGATGGTGTATTCCATAATTTCGAGCTTAGCCAAGCAGAGGGGTTCTGGATTGATGGCGTTAGAATAGGAACATTCAATAGCTATACTTATAAAGATAACCAGAGCTTGTATCTGTTCGCATTTAACAATAACGGCGCCCCGTCATATGGAGCATATGCAACAGGAAAAATAAAACGATTAAAACTTTATGATAATGGTTCGCTTGTTAGAGATTTTGTTCCAGCCATTAGAAATTCTGATGATGTTGCTGGTATGTATGATTTAGTCAATGATACTTTTTATACTAACGCTGGCACGGGTACGTTTGAAACTGGAAACGAGATTGCACAGCCTACCCCAGAGTTTCCAGAGACAATTCAAACCGTGGCTGGAGAACAAACTATCGTAGTATCAGATGGAGCAAATCAGAGTCAGAGTTTAACGGTAGATTTAGGTAGTATCGAACTCTGCAAGATTGGTTCTTATCAAGATTATATCTATAAGAGTGGTGGTGATTGGTATGTACACAAAGAAATTGGAAAAATCGCAAGTTATAATGGCGAGAGTATAACAACCGATTACATATCGACGACAGGGCAACTATCGACAGGAGCAACAGTTTATTATGTTTTGACAAGTACAACCAATACGCAGATTACAGATAACACGCTCATTGATCAGTTAGAGGCAGTACTTGGTGCTGATACGTATGACGGTCAAACGGTTATATCAGGCTCGGCAAGTGGAGAACCTCCGGTATTAAGGGCGGCAGTTTCTGTGCTAGTTATGCAAGGTGGTGGAGTGGAATGGGATTCATATGGTGCAGTATGGGAAGATGGTGGTGGAGGTATTACAACTATTATTGTCGATTCTATCGAGAACGTTTATCCTGTTTGGAAAGTCGTTGGGCCAACGAATAACCCAACACTTGAGAATATCACTACTGGAACTACGATTTCATATGCTGGGAATGTAGCAAGAGGGCAGACATTAGTCGTCGATATGCTTAACGAAACGGCAAAATTGAATGGCACGTCCGTTATCGGGAATATTAGTGGAAAGTGGTTGGAATTCGCACCGGGAAATAACAGAATTAACTATACGGCCACGAACTCAACAGCTCCAGATTCGACTATTGAATGGCAGGAGATTGTGGGATGATGAACGCAGATTACGAAGTCAATTTATATATAGACGGAACGCTTATCGGAGATTGTCGAAAATTAGCTCAGAATTTGAAGTGGGTTCGAAGACGAACCAAAGTCGGTGCTGATGAAATTGACTTTACATTGAACGACGTTCTATTTAACGAATGGTGTATAGAAAGAAACACGAATATTAACTCGATGCTAAGACCGTTGGCGTTAGAATGTCGATTAAAGAGAAACGGCGTAGAAATTGTCGGTGGATTTTTGGCGACTATGCCAGGATATAGTCCGAATGGAACGTCGGCGAATTTAGCTATGAAATTCGATGGATTTTTGAATTTATTAGGCGGAGTATATATTAACCCTATCGGGACAGTAAACGGTAGAATGGAAACGCTGATTCAAAGGTTTATCACAGAGGCAGATAGTCGAGCAGCTGCTGCTGGAAAGGCGTATGGATTCACGGCAGGAAGTTTAGAACAGTTAGCAAGTGTCGAGCATACTTTTGACAATTATAAAAGCACAAAAGATTGGATTTGTGATAGATGCGACAATATGACAGGTGCTGGACCGTTCGATTTGTATTTTCATTCAGATAAAACTTATGACGTAAAATCTAGTAGCAATTTTGGCGACGTGATTACGGATTGGGTAGCGAATTACCCTACGAAATTGAATGGGCCAAGTGCTACGAGTATTAGTGCTGGCGAGGTTTCGGGATTCGCAAGCTCGGTTATCGGGATTGGCTCAGGGGAGATTTCTTCGAATGCAGATGAAAATACGGCAATCACAAGCCAGTCGACAAACAGTTCGGCAGTTTTGCAGTATGGGTATTATGAAACACTATTGCAAAATAGCTCTGTGAGCGTCCAGCAGACGCTAGACGACAATGTTTTGACAAAGTTGGGGAATTCCTCGAAAATCGTGTGGGAGCCGTCTATAACGCTCTCTGGACGTGTTATAGAGCCAAAGCCAACGGGAGCGAAGAAGATTTGGATTGGCGATACTATCACAATCAAGAATGATGAAGACTTAACTGGAATGACGAATGGGAAATTCCGTGTAAACGAATTAGCAGTAGATATATCGGCTACGGGTTCGGAAGTTATTAAGCCAATTTTGGAGCGTGTGTATGAATAACGAGCTTGTGGAAAAGTTGAAATGGATTCGTTCTGAGGTTTTAGCTTTGAAACAGGCTCACGAATACGGGCTTAATTCACCAAAGTTTTATTATAAAATAGTAAGAGTTGACTTTCCTCCAACCATTTCAGAAGTAGACCTTAGAGTTATTATTAAGTATGATACAGATAAAAATACTATGCCAATGCAGATATGGAATACTACATACTATAATATCTATGGACAAACTTGGAATCAGAACACGAAAGAATTTAGAATGTCATATTCAGTTCTGGGAGTATTAGGGAATAATATATTTTCAATTACTACGACCAAACCAATTAAAAGTATGGAGTTGATTGTAGTATGAATAGGTTTTCTAATGAAATAAGAGAAATAAACACTGAAATAAAGAGTTTAAAGATATTTAAAGATAAGCAAGCATCATTGCTAAAAACAGAGAAGCAGTTTTTTAGTGTAGATTTTGTCTTAAAATGGAATGAAAGTTATGACCAACCTGCATCGGATTATATGGACTTCACAGCTAATACTGGTAGTTATGATATTGTCCCGATGGCTAGTGTTGCTATTGAAGAAGATGATTTACAGGATAGAGAAATAATTAGTTATTGTTCGCCAGAGATTGGCAATGAAATAATACACACATACGCAAGATGCAAACTTTATTTTAAGGTTATATCAAATAATGCAAGTGATATTGCAGCAACTCAAGGCGGTGGAACTAAAACAATAACACTTAATTTTTCAATAACTGGAACATCTAGATTTGAAATTACTCCAGATAATAGGTAAAACTATGGATTACAATGATATTCAACAAGAACTAAAAAAGATAGAACAAGAAATAAACGACATTAAGACGGCAGCTACTTTTTGTGGAAATGTTGAGAGCTACCAATACGAACACAGAAATTCAACTAAAAAGATTAGGATTTTCTATGATAATCCGACTCAAAATCCTATAACAACTCTTACCCCAACTGACACGGATATTATGAGTATACTAGGAAAATATGATAATGGCTCCAATTCACAGGTTGCGTATTTTACCCAAAATCATTCAATCCTTTTGATAACTTCGACACAACCAATTCTTCGTGTGGAAAATGTAGCATAAAAAATGTTGTTAGATTATAGATTATGTTGTATAATATAGCAAAACTTCTTTTATGTTTCTCGCCCACCTTTCGTTTATTTAGGGCGAGTTTTTGTATATTTCGAAATGTGGTATAATAAAGATGCTTATTTGGAGAATATATAACTCTTTTAGCAAAGACCTTGCCGGTAGCAGGGTCTTTTTTATATGTTATAATGTAATTAACAACCGAAGTGATAACGGTTGTAGATAATAATTTAACATTGGCTACTACTTTAACGGTAGTTTATCACAGCCAGGAGCCCGAATGTTCGGGATTCTGTCGTGGAAACATTGTTGAAAAAGTGCCTCCGATTGAATTATTAAGTTTTCGCAAACAATATCATTTAACAATTAACTTGGTGTCTACATATACGCATAGTTTTGTTGGGTGATGTCCTAAAAATAGCCAGATAATAATTGCAGTCGTAAAGATTTAGCAATTAAGAACATTCGATGGCTATTTTTTGTTATTAAAAGTCTATCTGGTCTAATTAGAAAAGAAGTTTCTATAAGAAACTTTTATTCTAATTAGAAAGGAGTATTAAAATTAAAATGCTTATTTACTTTTATTTTGATTTTGTTATAATAAAAATATCAATGTCGAGTGCATAACAAATCTTGACATTGAATGACTTATTAACTATAATGGAGGTAGTTATGTACTCGACTACCTCCAGAAATGGAGGTTTTCTCGTATGTCTAGATTAGACACAATGGCAAAAAGAATTTCGGAAGATTTACCGGAATTCATCGAATTAGTCCCACCAACAGAAGTTAGCGAGGGATTATATCGTAGGATTCGACACATTCAAAAGACAGGCGAATGTTGCGGATTCGAAATGAGTATGGAGCAATTAAAAGAAATTATAGACCTAGCAGGCTCTGAGAGCGTCCAGAAGCCACTTCACTTCCTTTGCAGGGTGTTGGATAGGTTGCACGTCGAAAGGACGCTTAAAACGGCTACAAATCGTTTAAGATTAGATGAGCGTATAAGAAATATCGGGCATTATATAAAATTCGAAGCTGAATGGCAAGTAAAATATCTTTCGGATTTGATTAGTGGAAGATATAGCGATGACGAAGTATTTTGTGCTGTTGAAATTGCGATGAGAAAATCATATCCCGATAGATATTTATTAGCTATGTTTAGAAATAGACGGAACAAAGAGAATGTGCTATAACTAGATTATAATGATTGATGAAATAGTTTTAGCGTTGATTGCAGCGATTCCAACTACAGCTACGGCTGTTTCAACTGTATATCTGAATTCAAGAAGAATTAGAGATAAGAACGAGGCTATAAAGATAGCGGAGAAAAATGCTAGTAAGTCTTCGATTCAACAGATGATAATGCAAGATATTATTAGAGTAGAGATTTTAGGAAAATTGCCTGAAAATAAAGATAATATCGAAATGGAATATGACAACTACCATCGAAATGGCGGAAATGGAACGATTACAAGGCAGGTTTCGGAATATTTAGCGTGGTATAAGAGTAAAGAAACGAAATTCTGTGGCAAGATGATTTGTGAAGATGGCGAGTGTAGGATTGTAAAAGATGACGAATAAACATAGATGATATGTTATAATAGAATAGATAGGGCAGAGCGACCTGCCTGTCCTATCCTGTCTAGTAGTAAAGCAGGTCGGGACAGGATAAAAATGCAAGAGATATGGAAGCCGGTCGTTGGATTTGACGGCAGATATTCTGTAAGCAACTTCGGGAGAGTAAAAACACATAGATATGGTTGGAACAGAATTATGAAACAATCACAGTATAAGTCCGGTTATATGTATGTCCAGATAATAAACAAAAAGAAAAAAGTTCATAGGCTTGTAGCTGAAGCTTTTATAAAAAATCCAGAAAACAAAAAGCAAGTAAACCATAAAAATGGCATAAAATCAGATAATAGAGTCGAAAATTTAGAATGGGCAACGGCAAGTGAAAATCAGTTGCATAGTCTGCACGTATTAAAAAATCCACACGCAGGAAAGCCTTGCAAAAAAGTGATTTGTATAGATAATGGTAAAATATACAATAGTATATCGGATGCAGCACTTGAATGCAAGACGCACAGAAGCGAGATTAGAAAAGCAATTAGAAGAAAAGGGAAAGCAGGAGGTTTAAGATGGGAAGATGCGTAGTGCCATATGAAGAAGACGAACAGATGGCGTTTGTCAGCTGGTGCAATTTGAATAATATAAAAGTCCATCACAGCGGAAATGAAATTGGAGGCTCTACAAGAGCATTAAAAATTAGAGCAATTAAAATGAAAAAAATGGGAACTAGTAAAGGCTTTCCTGATTTATTAGTGTTTGTGCCTGTTAGTGGGATTACGGGAGAAATAGATGCTTATGAACCAATAGCTATCGAAATGAAACGAAAAAAAGGTGGTGTAGTTTCACCAGAGCAAAAAAAATGGCTGGAAATAATTAAAATGGCTGGAATAGATTGCAAGGTCTGCCGTGGAGCTGATGAGGCTATTGCATTCGTGAAAAGTATGCTAAAATAAAAAATAGATAGGTTTAGTGCGTGATTCCTATAGCACACCCACTCTGTTAGAATAGTTTTTTTAATTTGTATATCAAAGAAATTTCTTTTCTGATTTAATTTTTTAATATTCATTTTGTAAGTTCCCACCTGAACTTGTATAAAATAAAAACATTCGCCCGACGCACCGGGCTTTTTTGATGATTTATAGAGGTAGCTTGTGGAAAACTCAAAAAAGTGAAAAAAAGTCCAAAAAAAGTATTTACAAAAAGATTATGTTGATATATAATGAAAATATAAAGATAAACGAAAGGAATTACAAAATGATTTACACAATCGAAGCAGAATCAAACGATTATAAAGTAGAGCGTGGATTCAAAAATAAAAAGGACGCAGAAAAAGTTTACAATCGTATGATCAAAGAAGATTTTACAAAAATCACAAAAAATTGGGCTTAGTCCGTAGAAAAAGAGTGGAGAAAACAAAAAATGAAAATTAACGCATTATTAACAATTACAACGATGATAGTATTATCGAGCACCGAACTCGGAGCAGTAAAATTAGGATGCTGGGTCGGATTAGTTATCGAAACAATTATCTTCGCATTAGTATTAGAAAAGAAAGGAATTTAGAAATGGACGATGAAGAAATGAGAATGGAAAGATTAGAAACTCAAAGGGAAGCAGAGTTCGAAAGATTAAAAGGTTATGAATGGAGCAGTTGGGAAAATGAGTAGAATTGGCAATTATGTTATCGAAGAATTAGAAAAAACTAACAGCGTAGAAATTAACGACATTATAGAAAGGAAATAGAATGACAAAGTTTAGAAAATTGAAAGCTGATGAGATTGAATGCCGAATCGGAATGATTAAGCCAACGGGATTAACATTATTGCTCTATAAAGATGCTCGCTGTGATATGAGTATTTTAGACGAAACTGTCGGAGCTGATAACTGGTTCAGGGACCATAAAGAATTAAAAGGCAGAATGTATTGTGGAGTCGGGATTTGGAATGAGAAACTCCAGCAAATCGTCTGGAAATGGGATTGCGGTTCAGAATCCAACACGGAAGCCGAAAAAGGCGAGGCAAGTGATAGTTTTAAGCGTGCTTGTGTAAACTGGGGCATCGGGCGTGAATTATATACTGCTCCGTTCATTTGGATTAAGAAAGAGGATTGTGCGAAATTCAGTTTAGTCGGAGATAAAGCCCGCTGTTATGATGATTTCAGCGTAGAGAAAATCACATATGACAAAAATGGCGAAATAGATGGGTTGGCGATCAGAAATAAGAGCACCGGAAAATTCGCATTTATTAAGAAGCCAAAGGAGGACGAAAAATGACAAGAAAGGAGGTTATGCAGATAGTAGACAAAGTCAGCGAAGATTTGAAAAAGAGGCACACCAGCGAAATCGAAATCGAGATGATTGAACTGATGAGCGGTTATATTAACTATGAATTAAGAAAAAGGAGAAAAATAGTATGGCAGGCAATAAGATTGGTGGATTAAAAGCACGTGAAACTAATTTGAAACGACACGGAAAAGATTTCTATAAACGAATCGGGCATATCGGAGGACATAACGGGCATACGGGGGGCTTTGCTGCAAATCCCCAATTGGCACGATTAGCAGGGAAAAAAGGTGGTAGAAATAGCCATCGTGGAGCTAGACGTGAGCGAATCGAGAATGTAAAGCAGGCGAAAGAAATGTATAAGGCAGGAATCGAAATTCCCGAAATCGCAAAGAAATTGAATCGAGCACAAAGCACTATCTATCAGTATTTAGAAAGCTAAAAAAAGTCCAAAAAAGTAGAGAAAATCTGTTGACATTGTGATTATGTTGATATATAATAGAGGCATAAAGATAAACGAAAGGAACTACAAAATGAAATATGTATTCACAGCCTTGATTGAGAAGAAAGATTTAGCTTCTGCAATCGAAGAAATCCACAAAGAAATCGAGGATTTAGATGGAAAAGTCATCGAAGAAAATGTAGAAACAAATTACAAATTGGCTTATAAAATCGGAGACATTGAAGAATGTTCGAAGATAGATTTAGATATTGAATTAGATGGCCGTAAAGATTGCGATAAGCTCGCAAACAAGTTTAACAAAAATATGATGATTGTGCGTTATATTTTATGTAAAGCGGTAAAATAATAAAATTAGGATTCTGCCCGTGTTGAGTCGGGCAGAATCATAAAAATAGGAGGTAAAAAGAATGAAAGATAAGTTCGAAGAATTAAAGCCGGAAGCGTTCAAGTTCCAGAAGAACGAGGAAGATTTTACGCCCGGACTTTTTATCGGAGCTTTGATTTGCGTGATTTCAGCGATTGTAGTTATTAGTGGAATTTTGCTATTAGTTATGGCGATTGTGAGGTCTTAGATGGGTATGTGGAAAAGTAGATATGGAAACGCATTCGTGAGCTTTCCAAGCGTATTAGAAGAAGATAAACTCGAATATGAGGTTTTACAATTGGAGAAAGAGAAATGAGCTGGACGAATGATGATATAAACAAAGCTGCAAAATGGTTTTGCGACCACGAAATCACAGCAACAGAATTCGGAGGAAATGAAAATGAGTAGGTTGGGAAATTTAAGAAATGAGATTTTAACTATTTATCAGTTAGATAAGCGTGTATCAGAAACGACTAAAAGAAATCGGATTTGATTTAGATGATGAGGGATTAGAAAATGTTTAAGAAGAAAAAGCACGTAGAACTTGACCCACTAGAACAGAGGTTAGATACAATTTCGGATTTAACACGTGGATTAGGCAGAAAAGAGTTTAACAGCCTTATGGACGCTGTGAAAAGTGTATTCGAGGCAAGGCAAAAGCTCTTGAACGTAAAGACCGAAGATGAAAAAGAAATGGAGCCGATTGACTCAGCCGAAAAGATTTTAGAAAAGGAGACAAGAAAATGAAAAATGATGGTTTAACTATTTATGCAGCAGCAAGTATTATTTGTGGAACATTAAGTTGGTTCGCATTAGCGATTATTTTAGCACCACTCGGGATTATCTTTAGGGCGATTGCTGTAAAATCCGAAAATGGAGCTACAAAAGCTCTTTCAATTATCGGTATTATTATTAGTGCAATTATGTTGGCTATTTATGTTTTTTCGTTGATGCTATTAGCAAGTATGAGATAAGAAAGGAAGAAAGAATGGCAAATGTGGAAAACTTACAGCCAGTCCGAACCGAGGATGAAGCAAGAGAAAAGGGACGAGCTGGAGGTATCGCTTCTGGAAAAGCTCGCCGACAATACAGCACGCTTAAAAAGGCTCTGGAATATATTGGCTCGCAAAAACCTAGTAGCGAGAAAATCAAACAGGCGATGACACAAGCTGGCATACCTGAAGAAGAACAGACAAACGAGATGGCTGGTGCTTTGAGAATTGTGCTTGGATTCGTTAGTGGCGACCATAAAAGCGTTTCGGAGTATATGAAAGGCACAGGTCAAGAGATAACTAGAAGTATTAACGAAAATCACAATGTAGAGTATAAGCCATTAGTAGATTTAACAAAGCGAAAGAAGAACGGAGCAAAAGATAATGAGAAAAATTAACAACGAGGTAAAATATCGCTATCTAACTGAATTGACAGAGTTAGAGGGAAACCCAAGAACTATCACTCGAGAAAAGATGCAAAAACTCGTCGATAGTATTAAGGCGAACCCTGATTATTTTGAAGCTCGTCCGATTATATGTTCTGATAGAACAGGCAAGCTCGTGATTCTCGCTGGAAATCAAAGATACAAAGCTGCAAAAATTGCTGGCATTGAAGAAGTGCCGGTCATTATTTTGCACGGATTGTCTGAAGAAAAAGAGCGTGAAATCATTATTAGGGACAATGTGGAGCTTGGCGACTGGGATATGGACGCTCTAGCCAACGAATGGGACATTGAAGAGCTGAGGGATTGGGGCGTAGATTTACCAGTGCTCCCAATAGATGAGATTATAGAAAAAGCATCCCTTGGATCTATCAAAGATTTTGACGACAATACGGAATATGATACAAAAAAGTTTATTAGAGAAGAAGCAAACCCAGAGATTCTAGGAAAAATCAAAGATGGAGTAGAAAAAGGAAAGATTCGCCCAGAAATTGCTAATATCTTGGAAAAAAGGGCAGAACAATGCACTATTTTCAATTTTGATGAGCTGATAAGATTTTATAGGTCTGGAGACGCTAGCGAAGAAGAAAAAGAACTATTGCGAAAATTATATCTAGTTTTTATCACCCCTAGAGAAATTGTAGAGCAGGAAATAGCAGAATTCGATAAACTTACTGCCGAACTATATGATGATTCATTGATGATTAAGAACACGGAGGTCGGGGATGCCTAAGCCTATTAAAGTTCTAGTTATGAGCGTTGGGCCAATAGAAAAAAATGGCACAGTGAAATTCCTGACTAAAATTGGAGCGAAGGAATTAGCTTGCGTATGCTTGCCAAAACAATATGAAGAAAATGCAGATGGCTACCGGAAAAAAGGAATCGAGGTCTATATCTATGATGAGAAAAAATATATAAACGGAGATTTTGAATACTTTGGATTTAGGCCAAGAAACTGTGGTGGAATTGGCAGGCAGGGAATTGCAGAAGCCACAGACAAATATAATAACGAATATCTATGTTTCCAATTAGACGATGACACCTCTGGGTATATCGTAAGGGATAGTGCGTCAGAAAAATCCACAACTATTAGAGAAAAGAGCCAATTAGAGCGTATTATTAGGCAATTCAATTCATTTTATAAGAGCACGGGAATTATGATTGCTGGAAAAACTGGGGCAACACCACCGAGTGGCAGTTTTATGTCTTCGCCTAAAATGTTTAACAACTTTATGATGTATAGCGACGACCCGTGGAGATACAAAGGCTTTAGAGCGCTATGTTCTGATGATTACAGATACGGATTGTATGTCAATCTTTGTGCTGCCACCCCAACCATTTCTACGGAGTTGATATCAATTTCATTCACACAAAACCAAGGCGATAGGAACGATGGAAATGCTGTTATTTACAATGGAGACTGTTCGTGGAAAAAAGCATTTGCTTTGAGAATGATTTGTCCTTGGTCTAGTGTCGTCTGGATTAAAAAAGAATCAAATAGGGTTTTATTTCGTGAGCATTTGAATTATAGCACATTATATCCTCCAATCTGCGTATGCGATAAAGATGGGAAAATAACTGGAAGACTAGCATAGAAGATGGCCGAGTGAAAAACTCGGCTTTTTGATTGTGGAAAACTAGGAAACGAAAAACAAAAAAAGTCCAAAAATCTTTCGGAAATATGTTGACATTATACTTATGTTGGAGTATAATGAAAATATAAGATAAACGAAAGGAAACAAAATGAATAACTATAAAGCAACATTTACAAATATCATCACCAAAAAGAACGAAACTAGAACTTATAAAGCAAAAAATTATGCAGATGCTACTAAAAAAGCTCTGAGAACTCAAAAGATTTTACGAAACGTAGATTTTGTAGAATTAGCAGAAATTTAAGCAACAAAAGGACAAAAAATGGAATTAGCAAAAATGTATATCGAAGATTTAGTGATTGCATATAATGATGGAGTCCCTGTAGCGTTGGAACCAATCGAAAGAGCGAAACTGATTTATAAGAATTTGAAAGAAGATGAGAAAACCAGAACACATAATGTTCCAAAGTATAACGAACCAGAGTATTATTGGGCGAAGTATGATTTGAAAAGATTGGGAGTAGATTATAAGGGATTAACGAAAAATCAGATTTACTTAAAACACCAATCGAAAGTTATTAACGGAATTGTAAAATATCTAAAAGGGACTACAAAATGATTAAAATTGAATTAACAGAAAATCAAGCGTGGCTGGTATTGAAAGCATTATCGAATGAAAGCATCGGAGATATGACAGGACGTGGAGAGT